GCTCCATCCCTTAACCTTCACTGGTGACCGTTATGAAACAATTCCTTGCTTTACTTATTCTGAAGATTGCGCGCTTCGTTTTATTGAAGCATTACGATCCTAAGAGTAAGTTCGAGATTTCAAGTGACCCCGCCGGTATTTTGGTGGATATGGTTACTCTTCTCGTTCATGGGCAAGGCGGTCTCGACGTGATGTCGAATCGCGGTGGTTCGGAAGACGACAGTAGCGGACGTATACAAGTGGCCAGTCAATGGCTGCCGTATAAATACGATTTTGCCGACCCTTCCGATGCGATACCTAATAGTGATAGTGATCAGGATGGAACTAACGCGGGTGTAAATCCGCCTCCCGAAGGAAGCAAGAATGGCACTCAGACAAGGTAGTAAGTTTGATGCTTTCACGGCCACTCTAAGCGATTCCGGTGGACCGAGCTCTAAGGTGAAAACGAGCGTTGTTCAGCTTGAATTCATCGTCTCAGGTCAATCCAATGGAACCGCCAAAAGTCGTGCTGCATTTGCTGTTGCTAACGGCTATCCGCCGCTTAGTGCCTTCTCCTCTAACAGGTTAAGGTTACTGTCCTTCGAATCGGGGATGATGAATATGGTGCAGAGTGCGCCATACACACCCCGCTCTCAAACTGTGACTGATACGTTTTGTATCGGTGACGGTGGTGGTTGGTCCATGACGTTGCAAGACGCCCCTGGATTTTCCACCATGAGAGCAAAGGCAATCGCGCAAGCGAACGCTAAAGTACGAGACCAGAGACTCGGTTTGGCTGAAACATTAGCCGAAGCCAGTAAAACAAGAGATCTCTGTGTGGATACCCTGAAGCGTGTGATCGATGGTTATCGCGCCGCCAAACGGGGATGGAAATCATCCCCGTCGCAACGTCGAGAAGCTCATAGATCTGCTGCAAGGGCCATGGGCGCGAAGCCTCGTAAGGCACCTCCTCGCGGAAAGTCTGTAGCTGATGAATGGCTGCAGTACCGTTATGCTTGGGGGCCCTTATATCAAGAGGTGTATGGCGCCATGACACTTCTCTGGGATCAGTTCCAGACGAAGAGAGTCATGCGAGAGGTGCGCGGTCGAGGACGGGTCGAATGGACCCCGTTGACTGTTAACACCTCATCCCGTGGAGTCGATTACCAGATGAACCCTTACGGGACCTGGGGTTCGTACGGTAGTACTCAGCCTGTTAATTTCCGTTTAAAACACGTAGATACAGGTGAGACTCTGTACGAGATCGGCTATTATGTCCGTCTCACAAACGCATTGCTCTCCACAACCGCTCAACTTGGGTTAGATAACCCAATGAAAGTAATGTGGGAGCTTCAGCCATTATCCTTCGTGGCTGATTGGTTTGTGAACGTGAGTGACTGTTTAGAGCAAATAACAGCATTCACGGGCGTGGATTTTGTCGCTGGCTGGGAAACAACTACCAGACATGGACAACGCGCGACCTCATATGTACTTGAAAATGCAAAAAACTCTCCGGGGATTCAAAATTCCCTTGTAAGATCACCACGAATGGTGGTCGAACGGCACGAAGTTGTGCGGAGTATTCTTTCAACACCACCAATCTTTGGGCTCCATCTTGATAATGGGCTCAACATGAGGCGGATGGTCGATGCCATTGCACTTGCAAGGCAATTCATTCGCTAACTGCTCTTTTAGGAGAATCTTATGGCAGCAGCTGCAAACCTGGTCCTCGTTGACTATGCCGGCGTTAACGTCACTTATTACCCCCAACGTGTTATCACGGGGGACCAAGCGACGTACGTCGACCGCACCAACGGCGTCCTTGCCGCGCAATCAAAAGCGTCGGTGTTCTACAAGGAGACTACCAGTACCCGAAAGGTTACTGGTAAGGTCACGTTTCCCGTTCTGAATGCTACCACGGGTGTGCTTTCGCACACCTGTATCGGCAGCTTCGAAATGGTAAACCCCCTTGTCGCATCGATGACGGATCGTCAAAACGTCCGTCGTCGTCTTTCCGCTCTTGTTGCCCACGCCGTTGTTACGGCTGGCAACGATGACGGTGAGATGCCCTGGTAATCTAGGGTGATGCGGATCTAAACTTCACCACGGCGGTTTGAAACCCCGTGTAACTTAGGATAACCAAATGAAGTTTGATAAAGAACAGCGACGCGACTCTTCGCGCGTGCTTAATGGTCAGGTTCGGAATTTCGACCTGGCCGAGGTCGCTTGTAGGCTCTGGGAGGGCTTAAATACCCCTCTCAGCCATCGTTGCCTTGATCTGTATCGTGCTGGGGACTTCGACACGCTCGTCCGTCTGGAAGTGAATCCTGCTAACTATGTTAGCGGTGAGGATTTTCAGTTGGACCGGTGTGCCGTCGACTTCCTGCGCAAATACCCCTTTAAAGGGTTTGCAGATCGATGTCAAATCGCTGCTGAGGAAACATTCTTAGCGTGCGAGCAACGGTGTGCGGAGACGAATGTCTTGTTCCAAACCTGGGAATCTGGCGGGGTTTCACTCCGACCAGATGTCGAGAACGCCATATTGACGGCTCGATACAAAATTTCTCAGGTGTTGGGCGACTTCGTCGTCAACGAGTGGTTGGAGAATTGCCGTTTTGGGCCCGGTGTTAATATCGGGTCCCGCGCTACCTCCGATTTTAAAAAGTTCGTTGAAGACCCCTCTGTCACAGAGGAGTTCGAGCCTTTTGCGCTGGACTTCGTTTCCGAATTCCCAGCGTGGGTAACGTGTTGGACGCATGACGGGGAACTCTCCGTCGTGCGCTACAGCGTTTACCCGGGCGGCAAATATGCTGTTGTTCCGAAAGACGCGAAGACGCACCGGGGCATCGAAACCCAGCCAAAGCTTAACGGCTTTGCTCAGCTGGGGATTGGTGCAATGGTGCGAAAGCGTCTTAAGCGCATCGGAATCGACCTAGATGATCAGGATCGAAATGCAGAGCTTGCCCGACAGGGCAGCCTTCATGGTCGGCTAGCTACCATGGACCTATCTAACGCAAGTGATACAATTGCGACCCAGCTCGTTAGGGCTTTATTGCCCGCGGACTGGTATCACGCTATGAATATCACCCGAACGCACCGTATCCAGTTTAACGGAGAAGTGCGCGAGTTAAGTAGGTTCTGCTCTATGGGAAATGGTTTCACGTTCGAGCTTGAGAGTCTGATATTTTGGGCTCTCGCAAAAGCTACGTGTGAGATCACGAACCATAGTCCGTTAGTAAGCGTATACGGGGATGATTTAATATTCCCTGCTAACGCGTTTAGCGCTGTGTCCACTACGTTGTCGGATTGCGGCTTTCTTGTTAATCAAAGGAAGTCGTTCCGCGACGGTCCGTTCCGTGAATCTTGTGGTTCGGACTGGTGGCTTGGTCGGAATGTACGTCCGTATTTCCTCAAAAAGGAAGTTACAAATGTATCGTCTCTTATATCGTTGGCTAATGGACTCAGCAGGGCTGCTCGTCGCCTTAGTGGCCATCTCGGCACTGATCGGCGCTTTGCTTCTGCTGTTTTTTACTGCCTTCGACGGATACCGCCTGCACTTCGGGGTAGAATCGCCACCGGGGAACTCTCCGATGACAGCTATATCCTCTGGTACAAACGGCGGCCCGGGAGACGTGTCGCGTTTTCCGCTACTCGACTAAAAATTGAGCGGTGGTTTCCTGCGCTTGCAACAGCCCTTTATCGGGGCACGCGAGTACAGGTTGCGACTACGGACGTTGCCGAATACGAGAGTTCAACCTCGTACGAAGCAAAGGGTTCCCGCCAGATTACCGATTACATCCGGGATTCTGGAGAGTGGGCCCTTCAACAGCAACCTCATGGGACAGGGACTGATCCAGAGGTTTGGAGAGGTTGGTCTTCCACCAACACACTGTGACCCTTACTCGGGCGACAGTAGGGTAGGTCCCTCCTTC